TGCATCTATATCGGTAGCAGTGAGACAATCAATCATTGCGTGAAGGTTTGCAATCTTTTCTTCATAATCAACGGTAGCAGGTGTATGCTTTTTCATTTCTGAAATTTCGCTTTTCAAGTTTTCAATCGTATTGGTATACATCTGTTTGCGCTCAATAAATTCCTCCCTTGTATACGTCCCGTCATCAGCTTCCCAAGACTCAAAAAGTCTTTTTTTCATTCGTTCCTGCTTAGCCAGTTCAGCTTCCATCACAGATATTACTTGCTCATGACGTTCGGCTTCGGTGTTCGTATTGCCATTTTCAAGTTTGACCTGAAAATCTTCAATGTATGCTTTGAAAGCATCGATCAATGCTTCTACAACAACCGGGGCATAGGCCGATTTGATTTTGCATGCGTGTATTCCTCTAGGATGATGATATCTGCTGATGCGATTGTCAGGATAGGACTGGAAGCTGATTGCCCGTCCGCAATGATTGCATACAAGAATGCCGGAAAGAGGGTTCACCAACTCAGTGTTGACTTTTGCAGGGGCTTGTGAACCGTAAATAGTCCGTACCTTGTAAAATTGGTCTTCGCTGATGAAGCCTTTGTGTTTTCCTTCGGCAATCTGAATGTTACCAGTCATTTTTCGTTTTTTTGTGACCTTGCCAGTAACAGGGTCTTTTTCTTTTACCGTTTGCTGATTTCCCCACGAAACTTTCCCGATATAATGAACATTAAATAGGATATCTTTGATTGTCGCTCTTGCCCAGTCACGATTTTTCCCACGGGTAGGAACACCCATTAAGGTCAACTGCTTTGCAATCCAAGAAGTGGGCTTTCTATCCTCAGTGTACCAATCAAAGATCATTTTGACATACTTTGATTCTTCAGGATTTTCTACAAGGTAACGATCCTTTTTTGATTTTCGCACAACATGAAAACCAAATGGCGGTACTGGCGGAAGGAAGTTGCCTTCTTTGAAAGATTGCCATTTGCCAGATTCCAGGCGGCGGCGAATGGTCTTATACTCACGGCGAGACATGAATAGACCAAACTCAAAATACTCCTGGTCGAACTCATTGTTCGGATCATAGTCTTTTTGTGGTGTTAATATTTGTGTAGAAGAGAAAGAAAATGCGTCTGCAACTTCACCCTGATCCTTCGTATTACCACGGGCCAGACGTTCAATCTCGGCAACGAGAACACCAGCATACATGCCCTTATAAACGTCTTCCAACAGACGTTGCATTTCAGGCCTGTCATCTATGCTGTCACCAGACACCATTTCATGATAAATTGTAATTTGACTTGGTAATATGCCTTTTCGTTCTGCCAGGGCGAAAAGCATTGCTTTATGCCTTGCAAGAGTTTCTTCCTTGCTGATAGCTTCCAGTTCAATATCAACACGGGATTTTCTCAAATACATTGCGTATTTTTCTAATTTGGGCTTCATGGCCCTTTCTATAGCGTCATTCGCTTCAAATATCGTCATTCGTATCCATCCATTCCTGTTTTTTTTCTTACTGCTTTGCTCCTTGCATATTCTTGATGATATCCTTCAGGAACTTGATTTTTCTCTCCCTTTATCCATCCGTATTTGTTTTCTTTCTTTGGTTAGCGGTCTAAAAACTTGTCAATGATTTTTGCTTTTCGGTCATTTTCCGTACGCCAGAATTCAATTTCAGATAGCAATTTGTTAATAGTCTTTGTGGAAGCACCTTCATCGTAATCAAGTTCACAAATGTGCTTGCCAACATCGCCAATGACAACAAGTTCGATTCTTCTTGCAGTCGCTCGCATTATGTCTTGCTCACAGTTGATGGCCATAATGCGCTCGATGGTCTTTATAGATACATCGGCTTCTTGTGCAATATAGGCGTTTGTTAAGTGCGCAACATCTTTAACGTCACGCATATATTCACACCAGTTTTGCAAATCCATTCCTCGTGTTGGCATTCCTCCGCACAGCTTCCTGAATCTTGAGCATGACAGGCATCTAAAGTATGGTTTTGTGGACGGGTCTTGTCTTGGTTTCATATTTTACCCTCATTTCGTAACTATAGTGCGGTATTTAGCATAAAATAATAGGATTTTCAGTTCGTACATTTACATGAAATCCTTTTATGATAGGCTGTATTTTTGTCATGCGAAATGATAGGCTAGAGATGGGTCAGAGATGGCCTATCATCCCAGGCTGTGGGGGTGCTCGGGTGGTGCTGCGGCGCTCCCACAGTTTTCACAGGTTTCAATTTTCCGAATATTGTTAACCGTTTAGGTATTGCATTTTTCGGAAAATTATTGTAGAATACTTTTCAGAACGGATGTTCTCATTCCCCAATGAAAGGACGGGAATCATGTGTCCAAGGAACAGTACATAGAAAAGATCATGGAACTGCTGCACAAGAGCAATGATATTCCGCTGCTGAGTCTAATCTACAAGTTACTTGTTAAAAGCATGTAACATTTGCTGAACACCCTTGATTTTTTCAGAATCAAGTGGATAGAGTGATTGAATTAAAGAGAAAAAATTATAATCCGTACGCATTCGGACAATGATGTCAGCCATGATCTCATTGTCCTTTTCTTTTTCCTCCGTCAGCTTTTCTTCTATTAGATCTGACTTCTGGATCCCGAAGTAGTCCGCAAGCATTTCCACTTTATCCATGCGAGGATATTTCTTCCCCTTGACCCAATCGGTAAACGTGTAGTAATTGAATCCAAGTGCATCACATACGTCTCTGCGAGTTTTTCCGTTTTGATCCATATACCACTGCAAATTCTTGGCAAATATGCCCTTAATATCCATGTTGCACCTCCTTTCTACTATTATTATACACAAAAAGCACAAATAATCAAGAAGAAAGCCATGAATATTGTGCTTTAAGTCTTAACAATGTTTTTGAAGAACTGTAACATATTGTTCAAGCAATTGTAACAGAAATTGTGCTTTAAGCATTGACAAAACTATTGTGATATAATATCATATGATTGTGCTTAAAGCACAGAATGATAAACGAAAGGAGGAATGCGAGTGGCTATCACGATGAAGGCGGCAAGAGTCAATGCAAATCTCACGCAGACAGAAGCAGCCAATGCCTTGAATATCAGCAAAAACACGCTTGTCAACTATGAAACAGGCAAGTCTGTGCCGAAGATTGATGTGGCAAAGCGCATGGCAAACCTGTATGGTCTCACGGTGAATGACATCAAATTTTTTTAATCTTAAATTGTGCTTTAAGCACAGTTGAAGAAATCTGAAGATTCAAAAAATTGCTTACAGGAGGTTTGGCATGACTGAATACAAGGTTGGGAACGCCATCGTTCGCATGCACGGGACTCCTGACCTGGAAAAGGTCAAGGCCGCAGCAGAACAATTCCTGATGGCGATTGAAAAGCAAAAACAACAGAACATGGTGCAGGCGATGCACAAAAAGGAGGGACTGCAGAATTGAAGGTATTGAGTTTGTTCGATGGCATCAGTTGCGGAATGGCGGCCTTGAAACGGTCCGGCATTCCCGTGGAAGAGTATGTGGCCTATGAGATTGATGATGCGGCTGTAAAGATCAGCAAGAAGAATTGGCCTGAAATTCAGCATAACGGCGATGTGACAAAGGCTGATTTCACCAAGTATCAGGGCGTTGATCTTCTGATTGGCGGAAGCCCTTGCCAGAGCCTGTCCATCATCCAGGCACACAAGCGTCAGAATCTGCAAGGAAAGAGCAAGCTGTTCTTCGAGTTTGTAAGGGCTATGGAGGAAGCGAAACCGACTTTCTTCCTGTTTGAAAATGTGGCAAGCATGAACGATGAAAGCCGTCAGGTGATTTCTGAGTTGCTTGGATGCCAGCCCATTTTCATCAACAGCAACTGCTTTGTAGCCCAAGACAGGCCACGTCTCTACTGGACAAACATTCCCGTTCAGACAAGCCATCTCACAGAAGGCACAGCAACGCTCAGAGACATCATGGAGCCGAATGTTCCTGAAAAATACTTCTATGATTTCCCTCTTGAAGATGTGGACATGTCCAAGAAAGTCTGCACTCACATGGTACATAACAACCTTGAAATGCATCGGCGTGTTTACAACCCGGATCATAAGGTTGGCTGTCTGACTGCTGTATGTGGTGGCAATCAACAGCGCAAAGTGCTTGACGGCGGAAAAGCAAGGAAACTGACTCCACTGGAATATGAGCGTTTGCAGGGACTTCCGGATAACTACACTGCTGGCGTGTGTGACGGACAGCGTTACAAAGCCATTGGGAATGGCTGGACTGTGGATGTGATTGCTCACATTCTCACAAATCTGAAGTAATCCTGGGATGATAGGTCAATCTGGCCCCAACAAAAATGAAAGGGGTCAGAATCATGAAGGAATTCAAGAGCTTTTACAAGCAGGTTGGCGGAAACGAAGGAAGCAAGTGCCACTACAATACCAGACTTGACACCTACGGATGCGGATGCGCTCATGACTGCTCCTACTGCTATGCAAAGTCCCTGCTGGACTTCCGGGGCCTGTGGGATCCCAAAGAGCCTGCGGTGGCTGACCTGGACAAGATCGAAAGCCGGATTGAGAAGCTGAAGCCCGGAACCATCGTTCGCCTGGGCGGCATGACAGACTGCTTCCAGCCTATGGAAGAAGACCTGCAAGTGACCAAGGCAACAATCATGTTGCTGAACAAGTACGGCATCGGATACCTGATTGTCACGAAGTCTGACCTGATTTGTGAATACATGAGCATTCTGGACAAGGATCTTGCTCACATCCAGATCAGCACCACCTGGATTCCTTGCGAAAAAGCCGTTTCCACGGCCCGGAGGATCAAGGCCATTGAAACACTGGAAGCAAACGGGTTTGACGTGGCGGTTCGGTTATCCCCATACATTCCACAGTTTGTGGATTTCGACAGGCTCAACAACATCAAGTGCCGGAAGATCATTGTGGAGTTCCTGCGAGTGAATCACTGGATTAAGCGGTGGCTTCCGCTTGATTACTCGGATTACACAGTGAAGCATGCAGGGTATCAGCACCTTCCGCTTGACAAGAAGATTGAAGCGCTTGCGAAAATCACTGGCTTTGATGAAGTTTCTGTCTGTGAGGATGTGGATGAGCACTTTGCCTACTGGCGTGAAGCCGTCAACCATAACAAAGAAGACTGCTGCAATTTGAGGAAGGGGCTGTGAGAAACGGAGACTTGGAAACAGATACAAGGCTATGAGGGCTTGTACGAAGTGTCTGATACCGGGCTTGTGCGAAGCTACAAGAACAACAAGTGGGGCCTGTCTAAGAAACCGAAAATCATCAAAGGTTTGATGGGGCGGCATTATCAGACAGTGATCCTTTGTAATGAACAAGGCAAGAAAACGCACTATGTTCACAGACTTGTTGCTGATGCTTTCCTTCCTGTACAAGAAGGGAAAACGTATGTGAACCATATTAACGGCAATAAGCTGGACAACCGTGCTGAAAACCTTGAATGGTGCACACAACAGGAAAATATGAATCATGCTGACCGGATTGGCCTTGTGCGCTACCCAAGGAAACGTATTTCTTGCATTGAAACGCAGGAAATCTTCCAAAGCATTACGGAAGCTGCTCAAAAATACGGGGTGCCACAATCCTGCATCAGCAATCACCTTTGTGGACGGGCTGAATCCGCAGCAAATTTACATTGGAGGTATGAGACGTGAAACTCTATCAGATAGACCAGGCCATTGAATCCATCCTGAACATGGAAACGGATGAAATCGTGGACATGGAAACAGGCGAGATCCTGAGCCTGGAACTGCTCCAAATGGAGCGTGAGAAGAAGCTGGAAGGTGTAGCTTGCTATATCAAAAACACACTGGCGGAAGCTGAAGCCCTGAAGGTGGAAAAGGATGCCCTTGCCAAGCGTGAAACGGCGGCACGGAAGAAGGCTGACCGCCTGAAGCAGTGGCTGCAGGACAAGCTCCAGGGCGAAAAGCTGACCACGGCCAGAGTGGCCATCAGTTACCGCAAGTCTGAAGCGGTTGATATCACTGATGAAGATGAATTCGTTCTTTGGGCTTTGGGCCGTGGGCATTCCGACCTGCTGACCTTCACGGCACCTTCTGTCAGCCGAACGGCAGTGAAGAAGTACCTGGAGGAATCCGGGGACACGGTGCCGGGTGCGGTGCTGGTGGAAAGGTCAAATATTCAGATTCGCTGATTAAGGAGTGGAAACAATGGGAGCTGCAATGTTCCGTGATTTGAGGGCGGACGAAATCGAATGCCGTGTAGCCCAGGCCAAGCAGACTGGCGTTTCCCTGTTGCTGTACAAGGATGCCCGGTGTGACCAGAATATCCTGGATGAAACTGTGGGCGCTATGAACTGGATGCGTCAGCATACCAGGGACAACGCAAACTGCATCGTCTCCATTTGGGACGAACAGAAGAAGCAGTGGATCGGCAAGGAAGACACTGGTACTGAGAGCAACACGGAGAAGGAAAAGGGCCTTGCTTCTGACAGTTTCAAACGAGCCTGCTTCAACTGGGGCATTGGCCGGGAACTGTACACAGCACCTTTCATCTGGATCAAGGCTGCTGACTGCACAGACCTGTTCGGTGAAGACAAGAAGTGGAAGTGCTACGACAGTTTCGAGGTGGAAAAGATCGTGATTGAAAACAAGAGGATTGTTGCAATTTCGATCAAGAACAGCAAAACCGGAAAACGCTGCTTTGTCTGGCAGGATGCCAAGTGGGCGGCGGCAAGGGAGGGCAAACAGTAATGGAACAACTGATGGTGACAATCCCTCTGGATGAATACAGGGACTTGATTGAGAAGGTCACCCGTTACGAACTGCTGGAAGAACTGGAACGGCAGAAGGAAGAAGAAATGCTGAAGTGGCTTGAAAAGCACAAGGAGGAAGAACAATGCTGAATTCTATTTGCCTGCAGGGCAGGCTGGTGCATGATCCTGAAGTGAAGTCCACCCAGAGTGGTGCGGCTGTAACCAGTTTTGCGGTGGCGGTGGAACGCAACCGTGCGGATAAGGATGGCAACCGTCAGACGGATTACATTGATGTGGTGGCTTGGCAGAAGACTGCTGAGTTCATCGGTAAGTATTTCAGCAAGGGCAGCATGATCATTGTCAATGGCACCTTGCAGACTCGCACCTATGAGGACAAGGAAGGCAAGAAGCGCAAGGTGTTTGAGGTTGTGGCTGACAATGTGAATTTCGGCGGATCGAAGAACGAAGGCGGCGGCAAGCAGGTACAGGGTGATGCAGATGATACTTCCTTCATTAACACGCATCAGAACACTTTCACGGAGGTGCAGGTAGATGACGATTCGCTCCCGTTCTGACCAACATAAGATCCAGCGCATGCACAGGAGCAACGCCACACGTTGGATGCACAACTCTGATGACATCATCCCTATCAGTGAACAGGATCACATGAGCCTGAAAGATACGCTGAAGGTCATGCTTGGAACATTGGGCATGATGATCCTGTTCTTCCTGGTGTGGTGGTACCGTGGCTAAGACAAAGTACCACAGCCGAAAAGTCACCATTGACGGAATCATCTTTGATTCCCAGAAGGAAGCACGGCGGTACTCTGAATTGCGCTTGTTAGAAAAAGCAGGTGCAATTCAGAACCTCCGGCTACAGGTCAAGTTTGAACTGATCCCACCTCAGCGGATCGGGCGAAGAGTGGTGGAACGTGCCTGCTCCTATGTAGCGGATTTCGTCTATGAGGAAAACGGCCAAAAGATTGTTGAAGACACGAAGGGAGTCCGCACAAAGGATTACATTATCAAGAGAAAATTGATGATGTGGATCCACGGTATACAGATCAAAGAGGTTTGAGATGAGAAACAGGATTGAAATGGAGGGCCAGCGGTTCGGGATGCTTACTGTTTTGAGTTTCCACGAACAGCGCAGATACGGATCCCTTTGGCTGTGCCAATGCGATTGCGGCAGAACAAAGGTTGTGGAACGAAAAAGACTGATTTCTGGTGAAACCAGAAGCTGCGGATGCAAGAGGTGGAATATGATGCCAAACGTATGTGAACCGATCAAACAGCCCAAGCCCAAGCAAGAGCCGATTAAGATTTGCGAACAGGGAGCAATGAACCTGATCAGGGGCATCATCCGGCAGGCATCCAACGATGTGATGAACCTTCCCCCTTCCAGCCGTACCAGAGAGGAAGCCATCCGATTCTTCAAGTCGGACTATTTCAAGAATTTGACCGGGATTGAAGGCGAACCTATCCTGCGGCACCTGCTGGAAGAGTATGAGCGAAAGAACCAGAAGAAGCATAAGGAGATCATGCGATGATGAATTTCAGTGAATATCAGACCGCAGCGGCCCGGACGATTCGTGCTGATATGCTGGACTGGGAGATTGAAAGCCATGCGCTGCATGGCATGGTTGCGGAGATTGGAGAACTGCACGGGATCTTTCAAAAGGTCTATCAGGGACATCCAGCAACGGATGAACACCTGAAGAAGGAACTTGGTGATCTGCTCTGGTTTATCGCTGAATACTGCACGGCCCGTGGCTGGGAACTGGGTGATATTGCCCAGATGAACATTGACAAGCTGCTGGCCAGGTATCCTGAAGGCTTTGACGCTGACAAGTCCCTCCACCGAAAGGATGGTGACATCTGATGAAGATCACGCTGATCAAGCATCCCACGGAAGAAGATTGGTGGGAGGTGAAGCGCAGGGCGCTTGTCACGGTGGGTAAGAAACCCATGGCCATTCCTCACCTGGGCTGGAAGCGCTCTATCCTGGAAGCACGGCACAGTCCCATCCGCTACCTGATGTATTCCTTTCTCATCGAAGGGATCCCCAGTAACACGGCTACACATCTTGTGCGTCATCATGTGGGCGTACAGCCATATGTGTCCAGCCTGCGCAATGACCGCCAGGACAAGATGGACGGCGATCTGGCCCCACGGAGTACGCCTGTGGACATGATCCTGGATCTGAATGCTGAAGCGCTGATGGTGCTGGCAAACAAGCGCCTGTGCATGCAGGCTGCTCCCCGTACCAGACAGGCCGTGCAGATGATGTGCCGTCTTGTGGAAGAAACGGAGCCGGAAGTGTGGGAGGGCCTGTTGATTCCCATGTGCCAGTATCACGGCGGTGTGTGTCATGAAATGAAGCCTTGTGGGAGGGTGAAGGATGAAGGACAAAAAGAAAGCTGACCTGATGAAGGAACTTGGCATCAAGCGGTTGCCCATTTCGCTACAGATAGCGTATGGCACGATCTACGATGAAGCCTATGAATCAGGCAGGGAAGAAGGATTCTCCGAGGGAGTCCGCAAGGGTGCTGAATCTGCCCTTGGCAAGCTGGAAGAAGCGTATACCAGAGGGATGCAGGACGCAAACAAGGTCAGCAGTGCTTCCTTCCTGGCATGCACGGCCATTGCCCTGCATGATCTGTACGGATTCGCTTCTGTTCGCTGCAAGCGAGTGATTGATAAGGTTTCTGACATGCTGATCACGACCTTGCATCCTTCGCAGTGGGTGGAGGAATGCAGGAAGATCGGTGTGGTGATTGATGACATGGATGTGCTGCAGGAATTAAATGAAACGGAGGATTGACCATGGAACATATTGTTCAGTTTGCCATTGGTATTGATGATCAGGCTATCATCGAACGAGTAGAAGCCACTGCGGAAAAAGAAATCATCAAGGGCTTGGAAAACGCTGTGGGAAAGCTTGTGTTTGACCATGATTATTACGGGCGAAAGTCGGAACATGTGTCACCTTGGGTTCAAAAGCAAATTGAGAAATTCCTGGCAGACCATAAGGATGAAATCATCAATAAAGCTGCTGATCATCTGTCGGACAAGCTACTTCGTACAAAGATGGTCAAGGAAAAGGTGGCCGGAATGCTTTCAACTCTTGAAAGGAGTCTGAAAGATGGCCAGTGAGTTGACAATCCGAATTGCTGATATCGTGCAGGATTCCATTGTGGACGGCCCTGGCATCCGAATGACAATCTTCACGCAAGGCTGTCCTCATCACTGTGTAGGATGCCACAATCCGCATACGCACGATCCGAACGGTGGACGTGTGGTTAGTGTGGATGAGGTCGTTGAGCAAATGCGGAGCAACCCTTTGCTTGATGGAATCACGTTTTCTGGCGGCGAACCGTTTGCACAAAAAGAAGCGGTTATATACATTGCACATGCAGCACATCGTCTGGGCCTTGATGTGTGGTGTTATACCGGGTGGACTTGGGAGGAGATCATGGAAGATCCTCACAAGCGTGGGTTGCTTGCCTACATTGATGTGTTGGTGGATGGGAGATTCATCCTTGAACAGCGATCATTAAGCCTTAAATGGCGTGGGAGTGCGAATCAACGGGTCATTGATGTGGCTGAGTCCCTTTTCAATGGCCGAGTCATTGAAATGGAGGTTTGAGGATATGAAAACGCCTAAGGAGATCAAGAAGGGGCTGGAGTGCTGCCATCAGCCTGTATGCCCAAAGGATTGCCCATATAACACAAGTGGGATTTGTGAGTTGACGGATGACATAGAAACGTACCTTCTGCAGATCGAAGCCCAGGTGTCCGGGTGGAGCAGCGTGGAGGAGCAGCCGGAACCGCCTGAGGATGATGTGTATTGGTGCTATTGATACTGGATCGGCAGCGGCAGAAAGCAGGCAGAAACTGCGGGAGGTGGATGCGGAATGCCCTGTAATTTCTGCAAAGAACTGAACGAAGAAAAAGAGGAAATTGAAATAGATGAAATCTACATTCGATGCGCTGGCCATTTCTATTGGGACTGTCCGATTCGGTATTGCCCAAACTGCGGAGATTTGCTGAAAAAGTACAAGCCGAAGGAGGATGCACATGCGTAAATGGATCTTACGGTGGTTGTTTGGTAGTAACGCAAAAGATTTTGATGATATGTTCCGAATCACTTGCGAGTGTCATGCGAGTTGTAAGAAATTGCTTCAAAGCAACGAATTCATGTTGGAACGTTATAAGACCATTTCATCCGAACAGCTTGAATTTCTTAATGCGTTGAAAGATGCACCTAACATTCCTGATTTGATGAGAGCTATCATCCTTCTTCTTACGGAGTCAAGAATCAAGGATGATAAAAAGGAGGATGCGCATGGATGACCTGATCAGCAGGAAGGCACTATTGGAGATTATCAACAGTCAGCTTGTGCCGGACGGAATTGCTGAATCTTTTGCAGGACGTGCGCTGTGCCGAATAATTGCTTCTGCTCCCATTGTGGACGCTGTGCCTGTGGTGAGGTGCAAGGATTGCAAGCACAGGGGGAACCCGGAAGAATGTCTCATGTGCTATACGGAGGTCGAGCCAGTGGAAGGTGGTCAGATGTACTCATTCCATGATCTTACCAAGCCGTATGGATACTGCCACAGGGGTGTGAAAATAGTAGAAAAGGAGGATGCGCATGCGGCTGATTGATGCGGATGCGCTGATGGAAGATTTGAAACAATCACATGATTGGTTGATAAAAATCTACGAAGGTCTTCTGTTTGAAACTGAAAAACGTATATGCAGTGCCGAAATCGCCACTTTCGATGAGATTGGATTGCGGATTAAGGCTGCACCCACCATCGACGCAGAACCCGTGCGGCATGGGCGGTGGATCAAAACCTGCGTTCCTGATGTGTATATGTGTAGCTGTTGCAAAAGGCCGACTAAGATGGACGAGCTATGCAAAAGTCTTACGCTGCGTGATTACTGCCCTAACTGCGGCGCAAAGATGGATCTGGAATAAATACATAACGATTACCAAAGGAGGTACAACTGAATGAATGAACTGAAAACCACGGCAAGCCTGGTGAAGCATATTCTGGAAGAAGACCAGCAAGCAAGAAACAGTGACAGCTTCCTGTACTTCCGGGTACTGGAATATCACGGCAAGCAGAAGGGTGTGGACATCCACAACATGTCCATCCCTCACTTCCTGCTGAATATGTCTGTGTGGGGCTTTCCGCCCTTTGAGACGGTGCGCAGGACAAGGCAGGTTATCCAGGCCAAGCATCCCGAACTGGCACCCAATGCCAAGGTGGCAAACTGGCGTGGCCAGAAGATGGAGGAATACAGGGACTTTGCAAGGGAGATGAAGGAATCGTGAGCGATTGTCAAACCCGTGATGAATGCAATGGGTGTATCTTTGGCGGCAAACTTTCTGTTTGCGCTTGGATTGATCTTGCATGGGCTTTGTATAACTTGAAGAAGGAACTCCCATTGTTCAGATTATTCGCAAAACAACCTAATCCTTGTGGGTGGAGGGAAGAAAAATGAGCGTGAAATGCACAGTCAAGCTCCCTGATGGAGAGGTGCGGACGTTTTACCGGGAAACCATGCTGGATGCCATCATCCACGCTGAAGAAGTTTACTATCCTATGGGTGCGGTTGAACTAGATTTCAAGACGATTGAGAAAGCGGAAGGAGGTGGTGCCTGATGGCTGAAAAAAGGATGTTCACACAGAAGATCATTGACAGTGATGCTTTCCTGGACATGCCACTGTCAACGCAAGCCCTGTACTTTCATCTGAACATGAGAGCAGATGATGATGGATTTGTCAACAATCCGAAAAGGATCCAACGCACGGTTGGTGCATCTGAGGATGACTTGAAGCTGCTGGTGGCCAAGCGCTTCCTGATCTGCTTTGCCAATGGTGTCATTGTCATCAAACACTGGCGGATGCACAACACCCTGAAGAATGACCGATACAGGCCCACACAGTACCAAGATGAATATGCTTTGTTGGAAGTAAAAGACAACAAGGCGTATACGGAAAAAGTAACTGTGGAAGCAATTCCAACTGTGGAACCACTTCGGATCCAGAATGGATCCACTTCGGAACCTCAGTATAGTATAGATAAGTATAGTATAGAAGAGGAAAGTAATAATACGGGCGATTCCGCCCTATACAAGGAAATCATTTCCTATCTGAACGAAAAAGCCGGAACCAACTATAGGGCCACAACCAAGAAAACCAAGTCACTCATTCATGCACGGTTGGAAGAAGGCTTCA